ACGGCGAAAGCTTACGCCGTCGTCTTCAGGGGACCCGTCCCAGTGACTATGCAAAATTTTCCGAATCTTAATTATTACTAACATGTGAGGTATTTCATGACGAATATGACGAATCAGGAACAACAGTAAGATAAAAAAGAGTTGGAGCAGGTTAAACGTGAGCTGCATGATAAGCTCTTGTGGCTAACGGAACAAGCGACCGTACAGACGGCAATGGCAATGATACAAAAGGCAGATGTGGAGTACGTGCAGTCTACGATGGATGCGGTGACGGCCATACTGCTATCCGAGATGAATGCGAACCGTCACAACGGTAAAGACTTTATGGATGAGTTCTTAACTGTGCTACATACAACCAATCTGGCATTGCGCTGGACAATGTACTGCATGGAGAAGGAAGAGCTGAAAGAGTTTATCAAGAACTTGAACTTGGAGGATACAGCCAATGAATAATCGGATGTTGAGTATTGATCATGAAATTATGAGCGGTGTTAAGAGTGTACTGGATGGTGCGATCCTACAGACGGCAATGGATGTAGGGGAGATGGAACAGGCAACCATTACGCTCAAGATTGTAATAGCGCAATTTGTTCCGGAGGAACCGGATGATACACGTAAAAACTTAATGCCGATTGATTACAGCTGCAATGTGGTCACCAAAAGATCTGTGTACAGCGAAAAGGGAATGACAGACATGGCAGTGATCGAAAGGGACAGGTACACAGGAGAACTCGTGGCAAAGTATGCAGGTCAGGTCTCGATCATGGAGATGGTGGAAGACATGACGGATGTAGTGGAGGATGTGAGCTGTGACTGAATTCTTTATGCCGATGGAGCCACCGACGGTGACGCACCATGACAAGATGATTAATTTCAAGATGAAGAAGATATACGACAGCCCACGGCTTAAGCAGGCAAGACTAAAGCTATTGGCGCACCTAGTGCAGTATAAACCTGCAGAACCGTATGACGGGGCGGTGAGGCTCACGACTAAGTGGCTGTTCAGGGTGCCGGAAGACGATGAGAGGCACGGGCAGTATCGAACATCTAAACCGGATACGGATAATTTGCAGAAGCTGCTCAAGGATTGTATGACGACTGTCGGGTTCTGGGAAGACGATGCACAGGTGGCATCCGAGATAATCGAGAAGCTTTGGACCGGGGAAGTGCCTGGGATATACATCAAGATTGAGGAGGTGTGACAATGAGAAACACATTGGGCGATCTGAATAATCACCTGTTTGCGCAGCTCGAACGGATATCTGACGAAGACCTGACACCGGAACAGCTTGAGCAGGAAATCCGAAGGGCTAAGGCGATCACGGGCATCGCTTCACAAATCATTCAGAATGGGAACCTTGTAATGCGTGCTACCGAGTTCGCGAACGAGTATAGCGGACGAACTGAAGTTCCCAAAATGCTGACGGATGGAGGTGATTGAGTGTATGGCAGGTAAGCGAATGAGATCGAATCAAATATTTTCAGAGGAAATGCTGGCCTGGATTCGTAGTGTAGTCAAAGGGACTTCGGATGTTGAACTCACCGACATGATTAACGAGAGGTATAACCTCAATCTGAAGATAAGCCAAATCCGAACAATGAAAAAGAATCACAAGATTCGAAGCGGACGGAATACGAAATTTAAAAAAGGCTGCGCTTCCTGGAACAAAGGCAAGAAGATCCCGATGGACAGGATAACGGAAGCGTTCAAGAAAACGCAGTTCAAAAGCGGGAATCTGCCGCATAATACGCTTCCGGTCGGGTCGGAGCGACTGACGAAAGGCGGATACATAGAAGTCAAAATCGCTATGCCGAACGTCTGGAAAGGCAAGCAAATCATCATTTGGGAAGAGCATAACGGCCCGGTACCGGATGGGTATGTAATTGTTTTTGCTGATCAAAACAAACTGAACCTATCCATCGACAATCTTATCTGTATCAGTCGTTCGGAGCTTGTACGTATGAACAAGCAAGGGCTCTTTAGTACCAATCCGGAAGTTACAAATACAGGCGTACTGATAGCGCGAATAATGGATACAGCAGGACGTAGAAGGAGGAAACACAAATGAGCAGTAATTTAATGCCTTGCCCGTTTTGTGGGTGTACTGACGCTGAGGAGGTGACTCAGCACCATGATGTTTACATATTGACGTATGGCTTCCGGTGCAATACATGTGGCGCAAGCACGGGACAGCATAAATACATAGAGGACGCAGAAGCAGAATGGAACAGAAGAACACCGGGATGGATCAGCGTTGACGGGAGACTGCCGGAGCCGGATACGCGCGTACTGGTCAGTTGCCGAACGAAGAGAGGCCAGAACAGCATCAACATGGCGTATGTAGACGAGCGCGGGTTCTGGCACGGTATGGGCAGCATGTCAGGCGTACGAGCTTGGATGCCGCTGCCGGATGCGTATGAGGAGCAAGTATGACGATCGAGCAGGCAAAGCGAAGTCTCAGCAGGATTCCGAGTCTGGAGCGCAGGATCGAGTATAAGCAGCGGGAGGTTGAGCGTATAGAGGCGCTGATCGAGCGTGTGACGCCGGTCTTTCGCCAGGACGTTCTGCAAGGAGGGCGCAAGGGCAGCATCGACGATAATATTGACAAGCTGAGCGCTGCCAGAGAAAGCCTGAATCAATTACTCGGGGAGCTTGCCGAATGCTGGAAGGTTGTTAATGCGAGGCTGTCGAAGATCGAGGATGAGAAGCTTCAGCAGATCTTGGTTCTGCGGTATGTAGAGGAGCGTAAGTGGGAAGACGTGGCCGAAGCTTTGCATTATGAGTGCAGCTGGGTACAGCGCAAGGCAAGAGTTGCGCTACGAGAATACGCGCGGAAAAGCAATTAAAAACAATTAAAAGCGTCTTTCGGCCATGTTAATATGGTAGTGGGACATTTTGATCATATACCTTCTCTGAGACGAAAGCGTCGGCCACAGCGGTCGGCGCTTTCTCTGTGCATTAAAAAAGAAAGCGAGGTGATGTGCTTGAAGCGACTGACAATTAAACAGCAACGGTTCGCCGATGAGTACATCATCAGCGGGAATGCGACTGATGCGGCAAGGAAGGCGGGATATGCAGAAAAAACGGCACGGTCTATCGGGAATGAAAACCTGACAAAACCTGACATTTTAACCTACATCAAAGAACGCGCCGCAGAACTTGAATCCAAAAAAATAGCGACGATGAAAGAGGTTCGCGAGTTTTGGACGGAGACGATGCGGAGTAAGTATAACGAGGTGAAGGACCGTCTAAAGGCTTCGGAGATGATAGCAAGAACAGAGGGTGCGTTCATTGACCGTCAAGACATTGAAATTCGCGGAGAGCTGGATGTGAACCAAAGGGCGGAGCAATATAAAAAGTACCTTTCGGCGGGTGATGCCGATGACGGCTAAGGAATGGCTGGATATTGTTAAACGTAATCCCGTAGCGTTTGGCTGGGAGGCTGGATTTAAAGATTTGACCGAGCTACATAATGGCTGGATCAAGTCTTTTTTATTGGCGAAAACAGACCAGACTTTACAGGCTCATCGAGGTAGCTATAAAACAACCTGCCTTGCGATAGCCATTGCCTTGATGCTCATTGTCTACCCGCAGCTAATCATTATGTTCACTCGTAAAACAGATGATGACGTCAAGGAGATTATCCTGCAGATTGCAAAAATGCTGCGGTCGGATATGTTTCAGGCTTTAGCCTATGGGCTATGGCAAAAAAGCATTCTGCTGACTAGAGAGTCGGCGTTCGAGATAGACACGAACCTGAAGGCCTCTCCGAGAGGCAGCTCTCAGCTAATCGGCATGGGGTCCAAAGGCTCAATGACCGGTAAGCACGGAGACATCATCATCACGGATGACATCATAAACTTACAGGACCGTATCAGCCCCGCGGAACGTGAGCGGACTAAACTCTTCTATCAAGAGCTGCAAAACATTAAAAATCGAGACGGGCGAATCATTAATACCGGCACGCCGTGGCATAAAGAAGACGCGTTCAGTCTGATGGGCGAAATTCAAAAGTACAGTGTGTACGATACCGGTCTTTTATCGGCTGCGGAAATCGACTCGCTAAGACAGAAGATGACGCCGTCACTGTTTGCGGCCAACTACGAGTTGAAACACATCGCAGATGCTGACGCAATGTTTACAGCGCCTAATGTGTGGAAAGGTGAGCAAGATGCCATCTATAACGGAATTGGGCACATAGACGCAGCGTATGGCGGAAATGACGGCACGGCGTTCACGGTTATCCGGGAAACCGGGTGCGGTGAATTAGTCGTGCTTGGGAAACTTTGGGATAAGCATGTAGATGATTGCTTAGACGAGATACTGATATTGCACGAGCACTACAGGGTCGGAACAATTTTTTGTGAGAGCAACGCAGACAAAGGTTATCTGAGAAAGCAGATAAAAGAGCGTGGTGTTCCGTGCCAAAACTATCACGAAAATAGGAATAAATTTATCAAAATCAGCACGTCTCTCAGATCATCTTGGGAGCGTATTTATTTTGTGGAAGGTACGGATCCTGAATACCTGCAACAAATACTGGATTACACAGAAAACGCAGCACATGATGACGCGCCGGACAGCTTGGCTACGGCGATTCTAGTTCGTAATGGGCACACCGTCAAACTTAAGACATTCAAAGGTGGTATCTAAATGGCAGTAGAACATAGACCGTATAATCTTCCGGAGCAGATGACCTGTGATGAGTCCGAGGTGCAAAACGGTATTTCTTTGGAGCTTGTTGAGAAATACATCAAGAAGCATCAGGAATATTTCTCGCGGTACAAGTATTTGGACGCGATGTATCGTGGCTTTCACGATATTTACAAGGATCCGGAAAAACCGTACTGGAAGCCGGACAACCGATTAGCCGTAAACTTCCCCCGATACATCACCGAGACGTTTTCCGGCTATGGCTACGGTATTCCGATCAAGGTCAGGCATGACGATGAGAAGATCAACGCAGCCATTCAGCTGTTCGGGCGCGAAAACAAAATAAGTGATCATGACGCAGAGATGGTCAAGAAGTGTTGTATCTACGGGCACGCCTTCGAGTATCTATATCAGGATGAGGAAGGTCGAACAAAGCTGACGTCCTGCACACCGATGCAGGTATTTGTGGTGTACGATAACAAGCTTAACGGTCGTGCGTTGTTTGCGGTACGCTACGGCAAGCATAAATTAACGGACAGCATTAACCCGGGTAAACACTTCGGCGAAATATTAACCGGGACGGAAATTGTCCCGTTCGACGGCAAGAAAAAAAGCGAGCCGAGACTGAATCCGTACGGATATATCCCGTGCAATGAGTGGCGCTTAAACGATGAGCGGATCGGACTGTACGAACATGTATGCGGACTGATAGAGGCGTATAACCGAGTAATCGGAGAGAAAGCCAATGACGTGGAGGCCTTCGCTGAAGCGTACCTTGCAGTACTGGGTGCTGAGTTAGATGACGATGGTGTTTATAAGATCCGGGACAATCGGATCATTAACCTGTATGGCACTGAGAACGCAAAAGACGTGCTGGTGCAGTTTCTATCCAAGCCTACAGCCGACGGTACGCAAGAGAACCTGCTGAACCGACTGGAGAACCTGATTTATCAGACCTCGATGGTGGCCAATATCACAGACGAGTCTTTCGGCACTGCCACTTCCGGCGTTGCGATCGCGTATAAACTCCAGGCGATGAGTAACCTGGCATTGACTTTTGACCGGAAGATCGAAAAGTCTCTGCGCAATCGGTATAAGATCTTCTGCAGCTTATCAACTAACGTTTCAGATCCGGAAGCTTATCAGGACATTGAGATCCAATTTAGCCGGAATATTCCGCAAAACATCAAGGAGGAAACAGAAGTTGCCAGAAGCCTGGAAGGTGTGACATCCAGGAAGACGCAACTGTCTGTATTGTCATTCGTGCCGGATGCGACCGAGGAAATCGAGCGGATGGAAGCAGAAGAAGAGGAGCAGCTGACAAGGTTTGCTCGGGTGGCGGATGAGCGACAGTTCTTACCGGGTGAATAGTAATGAAAAAGAAAGCACTTGAGTATTGGCGCAGGCGCGAACTGGATAACTACCGAGCCAATGCTGCGAAGGAGTCGAATTACGATAAGGAAATCGAGCGAATCTATGCCCGGATGTATCTTCAGGCACAAAAGGAGATCGACGCCTTCTACGGGCGTTATGCCGGCACAGAGGGAATCACTATAGCTGAAGCGAAAAAGCGAGTTTCACAGCTCGATATCAAGCGATACGAGGCCAAAGCCAAAGAGTACGTAGCGAATAAAGATTTGAGCAAACAAGCGAATGAGGAAATGCGGCTCTATAACCTCACGATGAAGGTGAACCGCTTAGAGATGCTGAAGGCCGAGATGGGGCTGGATCTTGTCAAAGGCTTTGATGAGCTCGAGAAGTTGACCGGTCAGAAGCTGAATCAGCGAGCAATAGAAGAGTTTACACGCCAAGCGGGAATACTTGGTGAATCTGTGTATGAACCGGGAGAAAAGGCAAAGTCCATTGTCGGCGCATCGTATAAAAACGCGACTTTTTCGGAGCGCATCTGGATGTACCAAGACGCACTCAAAAGCGAGTTGGGCAAGCTGCTACAGTCCGGAATGGTACAAGGCAGGAACCCTCGAGAGCTTGCAGGACAGCTGCGGAAATCTATGGACGCATCCAGGTATGCTTCAGAACGCCTAATGCGCACAGAGCTTGCCCGGGTACAGTTAGAAGCACAGAAGCAGTCGCTAACTAAAAACGGATATGACGAGTTTGTGTTCATCTCGCTTGAGTCCGGCTGCGAAGATTGCAAAGCAATGGACGGCAAGCACTTCAAGGTCAAGGATATGCTGGTCGGTGAGAACGCACCGCCGATCCATCCGCACTGCCGGTGTAGCATTGCAGCCTATATGGATGAAGAGGAGTTTTACAAGTGGCTAGATGAGATAGACCCGGCAGGAGCGCTATCTATTGGGGGGTGATATTTCGGATGGGAGACACCCGGATGATCCGAAAAAAGTTTTTAAACCAAACATTCTACGGGCGGTTTTTTAATGCCAAAAAGGAGGTCAGATGATCAAAATAATCTATGAACCGGGCCGGATCACGGTGACAGGTCATGCGGGATTCGCGCCGCCCGGACAGGATATTGTGTGCAGCGCAATTAGCGTGCTGGTGCAGACACTATCCCGTAGCGTTGCACAGCTGACAGACGATATGGCCGAAGGCTTGGAGATACCGGGTAAGGCCATCATCATAACGGAGCATTTATCAGACGAGCGAGCAAAGCTGTTGGTAGATGCTTTTTTAATTGGCGTAAACGGCGTAGCAGAAGCCTATGCCGATTATGTAGAAATAATCGATACACGAGAATGCCGAGGGGGCAACAGCAATCCGGCAGGCGCAAAAGGAGAGTAGCAATGAAAAAGAAAGAGTGGAACTTGCAATTGTTTGCAGATGGCGATGGGGGCGCAGAAGCCAACACCGCTGGAGTAACACCCGCGACCGATCATCAAGAAGCATCAGAAGTAACGGCAAATCCGTTTGACGAGTTTCTGAAGGATCCGAAGAACCAGGCGGAGTTTGACCGCCGACTGAACAAGGCTCTGCAGACAAGGGAAGTAAACCTGACTGCTCAGCACAAGCAGGCGCTTGCGGATGCCAAGAAGGAAGCAGAAAAGGTTGCCGGTATGACTGCGGCCCAGAAACTGCAGCATGAGATGGATCAGCTCAAGCAGGAAAACGAGCGCCTGAAAGAAGCTCAGCTTAGAGTGGAGCTTGGAAGAACGGCATCAGGGCTGCTTAAGGATCAGAAGATCGAGGCGACGGAAGACGTCTTAGATCTGGTCATAGGGCCGGATGAGGAAACGACCAAAGCAAACATCGAGAAGTTATCCGGAGTGATCCAGGCACATTTAAAGGCCGCAGAAGTGGAGCGGGCGAAAGGTACCACACCGAAACAATACGGTGGGAACACCGAAGAGACATCAGAATTGGCGAAACGAATTGCCAAGTATAGAAAGGAGTAACACATGAAAAAAAGAATGAATCTGCAGCTGTTTGCTGCGGGCGAGAACAACAACCTTCCGGTACGTCAGTATGGTATGGAATTTAAGCAGCTGTTGGAGGCTGTCTTTGCAAGCCGCGCTTACTTTGCCGACTTCTTCGGCGGTGAGATCGAGGCGCTGGACGGCATTCAGAACAATGACACGGCCTTCTACGTGAAGACTTCCGACATTCCGGTAGTAGTGGGGACTGCCTACAGCACCGATGCAAATACTGCTTTTGGTACGGGAACCGGCAAGAGCACACGTTTTGGTGAGCGCAAGGAAATCGTCTACACCAACACCGCCGTTCCGTATACCTGGGAATGGGTGTTCCACGAGGGAATCGACCGTCATACCGTGAACAATGACCTTGAAACCGCTGTCGCCGATCGTCTGGAGCTGCAGGCGCAGGCCAAGACCATGACTTTCAACCAGAAGCACGGTAAGTTTATTTCGGACAGCGCCGTTAAATCCGTCCCGGGTGGCGCTTCGATCACCAAGGACAATGTAGCCACCGTGTTCAACGAGTTGTCGAAGTACTACACAAACATCGGAGCGATTGGCACCAAGGTTGCTAAAGTGACCGCAGACGTTTACAACGCCATTATCGACTGCGGCCTGTCTACGACTGCTAAGGGCTCCGAAGCAAACGTAGATACAAATGAAATCCGTAAGTTTAAGGGCTTTGTAATTGAGGAGGTTCCGCAGTCCTTGTTCCAAACTAACGAGGTGGTCTACGCCTACATTACCGGTGTCGGTAAAGCTTTTACCGGTATCAGCACTGCCAGAACGATTGAGTCTGAAGACTTTGACGGCGTCGCTTTGCAGGGCGCCGGCAAGGCAGGCGAATACATTCTGCCTGATAACAAGAAAGCCGTTGCGAAGGTAACCGTAACGGGTGTGTAAGGAGGTAAATGATGTATAAAGTAGTATCTTTTTTCCACGATTTACAGGACGAAAACCACGAGTACAACATAGGCGACGTGTATCCCCGTGAAGACGCAAAGCCTTCTGAGGAACGCATCGCGGAGCTTTTAGGCTCTGACAATGTCCGAGGTTATCCTTTGATCGAGGAAATTCAACCGGAAGAGGTAGCAGAGCCGGAGACAAAAAAGCCTGCTAGTACCGTAAGAGGCGCAAAAGCCGGTAAATAAGGGGGTGCGGTCATGCTGCTGACAACAATTCACACGATGCTGGGTCTTCAGGGCGCAGACCAGGAAGAAAAGATCAATACCATTGTTGAGCTGACCGAGTCCCGTCTGAAAGTGTTGCTTGGCGGTGTGGAAGAAGTACCCGCTCAGTTGGAGTATATCGTCGCAGAGGTTTCGATCCGGCGCTTTAATCGTGTCGGGTCGGAAGGCCTGGCGTCGCACACAGTCGAAGGTGAGTCTATGTCATGGACTGATGATGACTTTGAGCCGTTCGAGCAGGACATCCAGGATTACTTGTCGGCGCAAGCAGAACCTTCAACGTATAAAGGCCGGGTGAGATTCTTATGAGGTACGACACGGCGGTCTATTTTCAACGCTACGGCTCTTCGGTGTATGACAAGACGACCGGTAACTACCTTCCGGTCGTTGCGCAAGAAGAAGTAAGGTTTGCTTCCGTGATGGATACTCGAGCAGAGATGCTGACGCTGATATATGGTGCTCTGAAACAGGGCACTCTGACGCTACAGCTTCAGAATCACTACACAAGCCCGTTCGACACTGTCCGGATCGGGGGCAAGCGTTACAAACTAGACTTTGAGCGCAAGCTGAAAACGAAGCATGTCATGCTGGTTAGTGAGGTGCCGTGATGGGCGGAATCAAGGTAAAAGGCATCCGAAAGCTTGAGAAGGCATTGAAGGCCGGTGTCACGATGGAGGATGTCAAGAAAGTGGTTAGATTTCACGGTTCACAACTACAGCAGCGCATGCAGCGGAACGCAAGCTTTACACGGGGGTATCAGACCGGTGCAACTAAACGAAGCATTGGATTAGATCTAAAGAGCGACGGATTGGCTGCACATGTAGGGCCGACAACTGAGTATTCGCCGTATTTGGAATATGGTACCAGGTTTATGGCAGCACAACCCTTTGTGCGCCCGTCATTTCGGGAAGAGCAACAGGTATTTATCAAGAACCTTCGGCGACTGATGAGATAGGAAGGAGGTGGCGATGGATCCACAGCAAGAACTATTTACACAGCTGAAGCTGGATATCGAGGCGCTTGCCTATGACGTGTATGACGGATTCCTACCGCCTGACGGTACGCCATATCCGTTTATCTATCTTGGTGAGTCCCAGCTTATTGATGACGAGAACAAAACGGCTGTCTTCGGCACTGTGTACCAAACAGTCCACGTCTGGCACAACACCCCGATGGAGCGCGGTACGGTGTCTTTGATGCTACTGGCCATTAAGCAAGCGGCTCGGAGCATTAGTCGAACAGATAACTTTACTTGGCAGGTGCGGGGCTTAACGCAGCGCATCTTGGAGGATAACACAACCCGTCAACCGCTCCTGCATGGTGTGGTTGACATCGAATTTTATTTTTCGTAGGAGGAAACAACATGAAAATGAATCTGCAAATGTTTGCGGAGGCGGTCGCCGGTAAGAAGATTGTTTACCTGTACCGCGTGATGAAAGATGCAGCTTCGCTTGCCGGTGCCGGTCTTGCGTTTACCACAGAGAACTCTCGCACAAAATCTAGGGATGCGGATGCAACCAGTACCAAAGACGGCGTGATTCGCGCCCCGTCGGGAGGAGGCGAAGTCGAGATTACTGCTTCGTCCATATTGAGTAAAGGTGACACGCTTTTGGAATCGCTTGAGGGTGCGATGGATGACGGAGAGATCATCGAGATTTGGGAAGCCAACCTGGAGGAACCGATCGAGAATCAGACTAACCAATTTAAGGGCAAATACTTCCAAGGTTATCTCACCGAATTTGAGCTCACGTCCAGTTCTGAGGACATGGTGGAAGTATCGCTGACGTTCGGAATCAACGGAACAGGAGCCGCGGGGAATGTAACCGTCTCCGAGCAACAGCAGGCGATCGCAGACTACGTCTTTAGAGACACTGCGAAGACCGGGGCGTAAGTGAAACGCTTGTTAATTAAACAGGGGGGCGGTGCGTCGTGCATCGTCCTCATTTTTTGAAAGGAAATGAATAAGTGCTTAATTACATTGAAATCAATGGCGAATCCTATCCCGTACGCTTCGGCATGGGATTTTTGCGCTCCATCAATAAAACACTCTCCACTCCGGTGCAGAACATCCCGGGAGCAAAAAAGGATATCGGACTGAGCTGGCACATGGCCAACATCTTGGACGGTGACTTGGAGTCACTGTGCCTAGTACTTAAGACAGCCAACCAAACTGAGACGCCGAAGTTATCGGACAAGATCCTGGTTGATTGGATAGAGGACGAGGGGACTGACATTGATCAGGTGCTGTCTCAGGTGATCGGTTTTTTAGAGACTGCGAATGTCTCCAAAAAGCAACTGAAGACGCTGATGGAGGAAATCAAGAAGCAGAAGGAGAACGAGAACGAAACGTAAAATCGCTCGATGAGATCTACGGAGAAGTCGCTTTGAACTGTTTTCGTTACCTCGAATTTAAAAATCTCGATGAAGTGGACCGGATATCCCCCTACGAGTACAAGTTGCTGATGAAGGGCGCGCGCTTGCGTAATGTAGATGTTGACTTTAAGCAACACTGGCAAGCTTTCCTGAACCATCTGGTGAGGTCTGAAAAGAAGTCCGGGAAGAATAAGACGAAACCGGTTTATCCGACCTTCAAAAGTTTTTACGATTACGAAAAAGAACAGAAGAAAGCCCTGGGCGCTGACGAGTCTAACCAGAGGCTAAATGATATCAAGAAAATTATGCAAGGAGGCTAGAGCATGGCCGATAAACACAGTGTGGAGGCAGTCTTAAGCGCCACCGATAAGGGCTTTACATCCGGCTTCCAGAGGGCACTGGGAACGCTTAACACGTTTGCCGGTAGGGTTAAGACGGGCATCGGCTTCGGTGCCCTGATGGCCATCGGACAAAAAGCCATTGGTGCAATCAGCAGCGGTATATCCGGGCTAGTCGGCGAAATGAACGACTCGTCTGCAGCTTGGAAGACGTTCAAGGGCAACATGAAATCTTTCGGCAAGTCCGAAGACTACATTAAAGACGTTAGAAAAGAGTTGCAAGACTTTGCTCAAAAGACGATTTACTCAGCTTCGGACATGGCAACCACTTTTTCGCAGCTTGAGGCGGTAGGCACAAAGAATACAAAAGCTCTTGTAAAAGGTTTTGGCGGTCTTGCGGCTACTGCTGCGGAGCCGGCCCAGGCTATGAAGTCTTTATCAATGCAGGCTACACAGATGGCTGCCAAGCCAAAAGTGGCCTGGCAAGACTTTAAGATCATGATGGAGCAAGCTCCGGCTGGTGTTGCTGCTGTCGCAAAAGAAATGGGTATGTCTACTGCTGAGCTTGTTGCGGCAGTCCAGGACGGGAAAGTCAAAACGCAAGCTTTTTTTGATGCAGTAGAAAAAGCAGGAAACTCCGATGCGCTCCAGAAGATGGCAACGGAATACAAGACCATAGGTCAGGCGATGGACGGACTCACAGAAACTGCCGCCAATAAGCTTGCTCCGGTCTTTGGCGTGATTGAGAGTGCCGGCATTAAAGCTGTTAGCGCCATTGCCGACTGGCTCGATAAAGTTGACTTTGAATCAGTTGCTGCAGGCGTGCAAAAGCTCTTGGACAAGCTGAAGGCATTTTTTGAAAAACTAAAACCGTACTGGGAGGCGTTTAAAGACGCAGCACAGCGAATCGGCAGTGCTTTTCAGAAAGCCTTTCAGGCAGTCGGCGATAAGCTAAAAAAGCTAAACGGCGGCTTTGGCTCGACTAAGAGCGTGGACGGCTTTAAGTCGGTGGTCGATACCATCGCTGATGTCTTGGTAAAAGTGGCCGGCTTCATTGAGAAAAACGCTGACGCTATTGCAAAGTTTATTCAGTTCTTGCCAAAGTTGGTTGCGGGCTTTATGGCCTTATCCTTCATCGGCAAAATAGCTCCGGGCATATCCGGTATTGCAAGCAAGCTAACAAGCCTCGGAGGCGCAAGCGCTGCAAGCAGCGGAAACATCTTACAGTCCGCAGTTGCCATCCTTGCGATGGGTGGCGCTGTTCTGTTGGCTGCGGCAGGTTTCTGGGTACTGACACAGGCAGCTACACAGCTTGCTAATGCCGGTACGGGCGCAATCCTTGTTCTGGTCGGCATGGTGGCAGTGATCGCGTTGCTGGCGGTCGGTGCTGCAGCAATCGGGCCTAAGCTAACGGCGGGTGCTGTCGGTCTAGTGGCCTTCGGTGCGGCCCTGCTCATGGTCGGAGCAGGCATGTTCCTCGTTGCGCAAGCATCAGTTACCCTGGCATCCGGAGGTTGGGCGGCTATTGGCTGTCTGATCGCTCTTACGGCCATTATGGTTGTTATGGCGGTTATTGCGGCGGCTCTGGGACCTGCATTGGCAATTGGCGCTGCAGGCTTCCTGCTCTTGGGCATTGCGCTTGTGCTGGTCTCTACGGCTGCCATTCTGGGAGCTGTAGCCTTGCAGATGATTGCAGCCGTACTGCCTCAGGTCATCCAGTACGGCGCACAAGGAGCCGGTGCGATCGCACTACTTGGCGCTGCCATGATCGTGTTTGGCATCGGCGCAACGATTGTTAGCGTTGCCCTCTTGATTGCTGCAGCTGCGGTCCTTGTACTGGCCGTTGCGGTGGCTGTATTGGCTGCGGGCATGCTGATCATGGGCGTTGCTGCAATCTTATGTGCTGCTGCCCTGGTCATCATATCAACCGTGCTGCCTCAGCTGGCGGCTCACGGTGAAGGAGCAGCAACAGCGATTATCGCTCTGGGTACGTCGCTACTGGCGCTAGGTGCGGGTGCGCTCGTTGCAGGTGCCGGCATGCTTGTGTTGGGCGCAGGATTATTGGTGGTTGCTGCCGCATTGTTGGCTGCAGGTGTTGCTGCGCTCATGCTGGGTACTGGCATGATGATGATCGGTACCGGTGCGATGATAGCAGCCGTGGCGCTTGCATTAATCTCTGTAGTGTTGCCCGCTATTGCGACAAGCGGGGGCCAGGCCTCTGTTGCGCTTATTGCGCTGGGCGCTGCGCTCGTTGTACTTGGAGCAGGTGCACTGGTGGCCTCCGTTGGCGTTGCGGCATTCGGCGCGGCCTTGTTGATCACGGGCGCGGCTTTGTTGCTTGCGGGAGCCGGAGCAGTATTGCTGGGTGCCGGCATTATCCTGATCGCCACTGGCGCGTTACTTGCAGCAGTTGCACTCACATTAATGGCCGTTGTCCTGCCGGCTGTTGCAGCAGACAGCCTTCAGGCTGCCCCGGCGCTTGTTGGGCTCAGCGTAGCGCTTGTAGCTCTTGGTGCTGCCGGCATTGCGTCGGCTGCAGGCGTCGCTCTGGTCTCTGTAACAATACTGGCGTTAGGCGCAGCACTGTTGGTAACAATGGCAGGCTCTATAGGCACCGCTCTTGGTTTGCTGGGCATAGTTGCAGCCCTTGTTGTTCTGATGGCTATGTGTGGCTCTACAGCCGCACTGCTTAAGGCATTATCGGCCGCACTGAAAAAGATCGGTTCAGCAGCAAAGAGTTCGATGCAGGACATGATATCCGCATTTACTCGAGCGGCTACACAATCGAAAGCTGCAGCCCTTTTAATCGGCAAGAGCTTCACGGTGGCACTGGCGTCCGCACTGGACCAGGCAACGACGAAGACGCAAGCGTCAATGACCAAGCTACTGCTGTCAATGGTGCTGCTCGTACCAAAGGCAAAACAGGTAGGCTTACAGGTCGGGAACAACTTTAAGCTGGCGCTTGTTGCCGCACTCATGCAGGCGCTTAACTCAGCGCAAAGTGTAACACGACAGATCCCGCCAGTGCTGGCATCGGCTACCGGAGGGGCATATGCATCCGGGCGCAATATTGGGCTCGGTCTTGCAGGAGGTATGCAGTCAACGCTTGGTGCGGTGCGCTCTGTGGCGTCACAGCTTGCAAGTGCAGCTGATGCTGCGATCCGGGCAAAAGCAAGGATTGCATCACCGTCACGAGTGCAAATTGAAAACGGTGAATGGTGGGGTGTTGGCTTCGCGAAAGGCATCGAGCGGTCAACCCGCGAGGTGCAGACACAGTCACAGGCGCTTCTGGACGTCGCAGTGCCTCAGCGATATGCAAGCTCGTATAGCCAGACAAAACTAACCACAACCGAGTCTGCTCCGCAGCCGCTTGAACTGACACTCAATCTGGGTGGTAGATTGTACCGGGCATTTGTCTCGGACATTAACAAGATCAACAGCGAAGAGATACAGCTTCGGGAGGTGTTCAGTGTATAAATTCATTGACGTTAACGAGGTCGGCGTGCCGGAACTGTCCAGTGTGCAGACCATCATTGCCGGGACAAACCTTGATAAGCGCCTGATAGGTAGCTTCCGTACTTTGAACGTTTCGGGTCGGGGCATTCTTTCCCCGGCTATTGAGATGACTGAGCGGAAAGGCGGTGCGGGGGCTTGGATCGATAATATCCAGTATCCCGCACGCCACATTTTCATTCAAGCACTTATCAGCGAGGAAAATGAGCGAAGCTTGCAGATATTCTTGACCGAACATGTGAACACCAGGACAATACGGCTGCAATTTTCCGACGAGCCGAACTTTTATTATAAGGCTGTTTTGGCGGGCATAAATCGAGATAAGTACGCGCACGGCGCGCATGTTGTAGAGCTTGACTTTTTGTGTGCGGATCCGCGCAAGTTCGGGAAATTTTATACGTTTACCACAAATGGTGACGTGCTTATCTTGCCGAACATCTTCAGCAATCCGGTACAAACCACCAAATTGACAATCCAAACGGCACAAACTGAGATGGGATTGTTTGTTGAAAACGTTGGTTCAGGAGGTGTTTTAGAGCTTGCGGATGTAGAGCTGCTCCCATCTCAGCAAGTAGAGTTTGATTTCATTAACCTGACGGTTAAGCGAGATTACACATCAATTCTGCATAAGCTCAGTTTAATCTCCATGCTGGAGGATTATGGAGTTTCCGCTGGGGATCATATTGCTGTATACCCGTCTGCGCAAAAGATCACATTAGAGGTTCAGGAGGTGTTGTTCTGATGTTGTACCTGTTCGACAGCGCCGAAAATCTGATCAAAGTCATTGGGCGAGCTGATATTGAGGAAGCTATCTACGAGGAAAAGATCAACACAGCGAAGATACTCTATGTGACGACTAGATGCCCGGTTTCTGATCTGGCTCGGTTTTGCATGATACGCCAAGCGGGGTGGGGGACTTTCTATCGCATTTTAACGGTAAAGTCCGTAGGAACCGGGCACGAAATCAAAGCGATTGAGAAAGCCTATGAAGACCTAGAGTACTACAGTTACATTCGTGACAAGAGATTCTACCCAGGTACAATTCAAAATTGCCTATCAACAGTCCTAGAAGGTACGCACTGGCCTTTTGCAGGTACGGATTTTACGGGAAATATCCATGTGAACTTCTATTACGAGAGCCGACTCGAGTGCCTGAAGAAGATCGTCGAACGTACTGGTGGAGAGGCCGTCTTTGTCCACGACTTCGACGGAAAAAGAGTAACTAACCGACGAACATATTTCTACCAAAAACAAAGTAATGACTACGGTAAGCGATTCGTTCACGGTGACGGGCTTTTGAAGATCGAACGCGAATCAAGTTACATCGATCTGTACACAGCACTGATCGGCATGGGGGCAAGCCTCCCGACCGTCGATGAGAACGGAAATGAGACCGGAGGTTATACGAGACGTATCACGTTTAAGGACGTCGAGTGGAAAGTGTCGGAAGGCTTTCCGGTCGATAAACCGTTGGGTCAAGACTACGTAGAGATCCCGGAGGCTACATCTCAGTTTGGACTCGATAACGGTGCCACGAGGCGCGTTGGCAAAGTAATCTTTGAAGATGTGACGTCGCAGCATGATCTTCTGTGGCAAACATACAGGCGATTGGAAAAACTCTGTAGGCCTCAAGTGTCATACAGCGCCACCGTCCGAGATATCGGGCAGACAGAGCTTGGAGAGACTGTCACGATCATCCGAAGGGATTTTAATATCGCATATAAAACGCGCGTATATAAACGCACCATTGATCTGCTGAATCCGACGAATACTAAGCTCGAAATCGGTGACGAGAAATAGGAGGAAAAACAATGTCAATGACCGGAACCGAAATACGATTGCACTTGTGGAAAGATAACCCGCTACCAATTCAGCTACAGCAATACGAGGACGAAGGTCGAACGCTGACGTTTGTAATCGATAGTGACGATGACTATCAGTGGCCTATTGACCTCACTGGGCGCACTGTGCAGTTCGCAGCAAGGAAACCGGATGGAACAGTAATCCTGAATCCTTGTACCATTGTGGGTCTGCCTGATAATGGTACGGTTAATTATGTTGTGACCGCACAAACCGTGGCGGTGGCTGGTCGAATGGTTGCACAGTTACAGATAAGGGAAGGCGGAAAAGTCCTCTTAACACGCACGTTAGACATCGATATCCTACCATCGGTTAAGTGGCAAGATGCTGTGGACAGTACGGATGAAATTGGTGTGCTGCAAGACACACTTGGTGAGGCTATGGCGCAGTTGGCTTTGATCGAAAGTCAAAGCTTCCTGCCCGTTGCAGGCGGAACGATGCAAGGCCCCGTTAATATGGGCGGCAATAAGATCACGACCGTTGGGCAAGCGATTGAAGGCAGTGATGCTGTTAATTTATCGCAAGTCGAAAGTATTACCACGAATGCAGTTACGAGCAGACTCGGCCCCTTGCGGGTTGAGTGGATTCCCGACACGCAACTTACGATCAGTACCGCAGGCGTCGCGATATTGCAACACAACAAAGGGTTTACATCGGCAACAACATATACCCATGATCTTACGGTGTCGGCATACCCCAATGCCGTGATCGTGCGTACGGCATACGACGACAGTAATAGATGCAGACTGGTAGTGACAGACCCCGCAGGTACGCCACTTGCACAAGGCACAAAAGTCACCGTGCGCGGCACGTTAATTGGGTATTAATATGGAGGAACTATACATGATAAAGGCAACGATTTATCCCACCGGGAACGGTGGCTTTTTTGTCTCAGGTACGCAGAATGATCGGCGCTCAGTCGAGATCGAAGTCACGGATCCGGAGAGGATCGCGCTGTGCCAGCAGTTCGAGGCCTGGATTGATGGTGTCCCGAATCCCGCATTGGCCGATCTGGCCGAGCGGGTGGAGCAGGCAGAGCAAGCAGCAGAGCAAGCGCAAGCAGAGGCAGCCGCAAGCGCCGAGCAGCTACGGGAAGTCCTGAGCATCTTTCCCGAGTGGCAGCCCGGTCAGTGGTTACAACCGAAAGAGTACCGTCACTATGAGAACACTATCTACAAGTACACCGGCACCGAGTACTACAAGACCGCTGCGACAGAGACGCCGGATCAGTCCAAGCTGTATGTCAAGGCATCGCCCGAGACATACGATGTTAAGCCGATCAGGGAGCACGTGGAGGGCGCTGTGTATGACGCAGGCGACCGCCTCATGTGGAAGGATGGCAAGGTGTATGTGAGCACACAAGACGGAAACCGTTATACCCCGGACATCGCTACCGCACCGTGGGAGCTGGTCAAGTAGTGGAGGTGCACCGTGAGCAAACCTATCCTAGATATCAGCCAGTGGCAGAGGCCGCAGGACATGGACTATGACCGCATCGCACAGCAGGTCAGGGGCGTGATCATCCGAGCAGGATACACGGGATACAGCAGCGGCAAGGCTGCCACAGACGTGCATTTTGAGCGGCATTACACGGAGTTTTCACGGCTTAAAATACCGATAGGCGTCTACTGGATATGCGTCGGAGACTCGGCCGAGATGGGCATCAGAGAGGCGAGAGAGTGCCTCAAGCGCATAGAGGGCAAGAAAATCCAGCTTGGAGTCTGGGCGGACACAGAGCCAACCGAGGACACCCCACAGACCAAATACAAGCCACAGACACACGGACGGTCGCAACTCACAGCGGCCGTCCTTGCTTTTGTGCAGACGATCACAGCGGCCAACTATCAGGCGGGCATATACGCATCCGAATGGTGGTTTACACATCGCCTTAACAGCGAGCATCTGGAGCGCTGGCCCTGGTGGGTGGCAAACTACTCCGAGCGGCCGAAGATCCGCTATGACATGTGGCAACACACATCGCGGGGGCGCTTGAACGGCTATGGCGGCAATCTTGACCTGTCAGAGATTAACGAGGAATTAAACATGTCAACGATACATTTACACACGCCAATATTGAAGCGTCGTGCGCCTGTGTCTGCACTGCAAGACCAGAGCACGATCACAACGGGTGACAGGTATAAACACATATACCGCGGGTTGTCCGTGCGTCCTGCGGGCGTGTGGCGCAATGACGGGTCACCGTATGCAGGGCATAAGGGCATAGACTTCGCAGTGGCAACAGGTACGCCCGTGTATGCGCTGTACGACGGCACACTTTGGGCGAATACCGAGACTAGGGGCGGGAAAATACTCAAGCTAACCACTGCGTCAGGCTTGGAGATTAATCACCGGCATCTGTCAGGCTATGCACGCACGGCGGGCGAGGTCAAGGCGGGTGACCTGATTGCGTACACGGGCAACACCGGCACAAAGTCCACCGGACCGCATCTGCACGTGGACATAATCACCGACGCAGGATGTCATGACGCCTACCCGTATGTAATGGGCATCTGGGATCAGTACGGGAAAGGCCCGCGCAAGGATGACGTGATGGAGTTGCACCCACAGAACTACGCCGTAACCGACCCTTGGGAGTACGAGCTGCCGGTGCCTGCGGCGTATATCGTGGACACGGGAGAGGATCACATGCCACTGAACATAAGACGGTCACCGGGCACGGATAAGGCCGTAGTGGGCGCGATACGTGACGGTGCGACGATCAGCATAGACAAGCGCTGTGACTTGCCCAACGGCCAACTGTGGGGGCGTCTGGAGGGCATGCCGTGGCACTGGGTGTGTCTGTATAACAAGGCGCAGTGGCTCGTCAAGGACCCGCCTCCGCCCGCGCACAGGCATGACGTGGATCCGCCTATGGTGTACCAGGCAGTAGAGGACATACAAGGATACAGTGAGCCCGGCTGGTCCGGAGAGTACCGGGATATCGCTTTTAAGGGTGCTCCAGTGGCGATAGTAGAGCGGTATAACGATCACCTGGAGAACTACTTCGGGCGGACGGAGTCCGGCATCTGGTATCTCATGCACAGTAAGTTGACAGGATGGCAAGTGCGTGGAGGCTGGCCGGTAAGCGATAAGTACACGGCGATACTGGATGATGGTACGGACGCGATACAGGGCGATTACACGGAGATACTGCGCAAGGTCACAGAATACGGCGGCGTCATGCAGGCGCCGGACAAGACAGTGCTGGAGGTGGTGCGATGACGATAACCGTAGAAGACATTATTCGGGTAGCCGGCGTAATCGGGGCATTGGGCACGATTTGGGGGCTGGTTACAAGGGTAATCACCCCGATCCGGAAGATGCTAACTGAGTACCGCACGGCACTGGATGAGGCGCAAGCCAAGATCAATGAGATCGCGGAGCTTAACAAGGAACAAGCCGAACAGATTGCGGCAAGCATAGCCGACAGGCAGCTATTAACTGGCACGATCAAGGACATCCTCAGTTTTTTGCTGACTACGGAATGCACGAAAGCTTACGCAGAAGGCCATCGGACGCTATGGCACACAAAGGATTTGGACCGCATTCACCGTAGGTATCATCAATACGGTTTGAATG